CCCATTCTGTTCAAGCCACTCATAGTATGCCTGTGTAAACTCGATAAATTTGGAATAGTCTGGATTGTCCCTGATAAAATCAGGAAACTGTGAAGGTATTAATAAAGAGGTCTTTTTATCTGTAGACATTATTGCAGTTTAGCAGTTAAATTCACAACAACAGCGTTAGGATCAAAAGGATCCACTGTAATTATTCGATTAAACGATGATGATATAATTGTCGTTGCTGGGTTTGCAGTTATAGTTAATTCTGCTAGTTCATTACTTACAGTAACAGGATTGAACGAATTCAATTGAACAAGTCCAGTCTCGTAGTCTACTGTACCAATAGGATCAGTTAAAATGATTTTGACACCAGATGCATTGTAATAATATGTTCTCAGTGCACCTAATCTACCTTGAATATTTGCAATCGCTACACCTAGTGTTCCTGTTGTGTCTCCTTCTGCTGCCGTGATCGATACTACAGCACTGGTATAACCAGAACCATTATTGGTCATATTGATTTCTCTGATAGTACCATTTGAATTGATTACGGCAACCGCAGTTGCACCAGCTCCATCTCCAGTTATTGTTACTATTGGTGCGCTTTGATATTTAATACCAGGATTGATAATTGAAATAGAATCAACACCACCAGTAGATGAAGGAATTTCTTCAATGAAAACATTTGTTATCGTGCTGGTTAAATTATCTGGGTCTCTAAATGTCATCGCAGGAGTGCTTGTGATACCACTCTGGAACATGCCTTTTGCTAATTTAGTACCAAAATTTAAATTGTAATTTGTTGGAATTGTCAGTGAAGGAAAAAATTTCTTCTGCGTCTGTACGATCAATTCATTCGTTATGATAGAAGAATCAACAGATAATATGGCACTGGTAATATCTGTTTCTAAAAATGTTGAGTTGAAAGTATTCAGCAAGTTTGTTGCAGTGTTTGCAATCGTATTTTTAATTGTTTCTCTAAGTTGTTCTTGTGATAGTGTTGTCTTTCTTGGATCATAAAGAACATTTGTCGTTATCTTCAAATACGTATAATCTGGATCAATTAATGTAGGCTCAACTGTTAACACAGAAATTGGCTTAATAACATCTTGTATAATTCTTTGCTTCTGTGTATCTGTGAAGAAGTATGCACCCGCAGGTTTGATTGATACAAATACTTGTCCATAAACTGGAGGATCATTTTCTTGTCCTCCCCAAACATTAACAGCATCAAAAGAATAACCTAAGTTATTTTGTTGAATCAACGTAATATAGTCATTTTTGGATACTGCACGATTTTGTGCTGAGTATGATTTTGGTGCTTGATATTTAATTGATTCTATCGTTTCTGCTTGTCCACCATTAGATGCAGAGAAGATAGGTGAAACTAATGGTGTTCCACCAGTAGCCGTTGTCAATGTAAAATTGTTTGCACCTGCTGCGGCTGTACCGCTTGTCTGCACAAAAGTAACAATGATAGCAGAACCGTCAACTAATTTTTTACCTAGTATACCATCACCAAAATATATTTGATAGTTACCATTAAAACTCTCTTGCAAGAAATATACCTTTGATGATGAATTCAAAGTTAATGCATCAGTGGCCAATGTATATACATCAAAAACACTTGATGTTGGATTAGGATATACTCTTACTGAAAGTGTGGTTGTATCAATAGTTTCTTGAGGTAAATCGAACAATGCATCAGGATTAGAACTCTCATCATACGTGAAGGTGTATGTAGATGGTATACCTTGTTTGATGTTTAAATTATTGAATGTTGCAACACCACCAACTATATTTGATGTATATGAATCTGTAGTAACAAAGTTGTAGTTTATTCCATTGACTCTATCAGACAAAAATGATGAAAATTTTGGAAGAGTGTATGCACTTCCAGTAAGTCCCGAAATACTCAAATTGACTACTGCTGAAGGAGCAATCGCTGATCTTGGCGTATATCCTAAAAGCTTGGCATGAGAAACAACAGAATTTCTTTGTAGTGCAGAATCTAAGAACATTTCATTTGCTACCATATTTAGGTAGTATGCATTGTATTGGGTATTATATGTTAATATGTCTAGTAGAGTGCTGATACCTGAACCAGCAAAATTATAATCTTTAAATGTGTCTTTAGATTTTAAGAATGTTGCTAAACTAGTTTTGATATTATCAAAATCTAAGTCTGCTACTTGATTGTATGTATTGGCTGTGGCCATTATCTAGTCCTCTTTAATAGAAGATTTAGTGTTGTTGACGCAGTATTATTGGCAATATAGAAGGTTATGGTTGCAGTATAACCATTTTCATCATTATTCATTCTAACTACAATTGGTGATGTAATTTGATCTGAATCATCAAAAGAAACTCTAGGCTCATAGTTCTCAATACATCTTCTTATCTCATTTTCAATAACAGCTTCCATTTGCCTGCTTGTGTTTTCAAATAAGAGACCAGTTAAATTCGAACCTAGTCTTGGCTGAAAAGGTCTTTCATAAAAATTTGTAAGCAATAGATTTCTGACGGAACGAAGCACAGCTTGTTCATCGTAACTGATAGCTACATCTCCAGTAGCAGGATTTCGATTGAAAGTCAAATCCAGGTCAGAATATATTTTTTTAAGTGTTTTTGCCATCTACTATTTATGTTGCTATTTTAGACTTTAAGTAGTCGGTTCCTACTAAATTATTAATTAGATAGTTTTGTGTATTGCTTATATTTGAAAATCTACTTAAAAATGCGTAATCTCTGTTTACTTGTATGGTAGCTTGATAAAACGTCCAATCATCATCAATTCTGCGATATACTTGATTATAAAGTCCTCTAAATGAGACATTCATTGTTTGCATTTGAGATGCAGACAGTGTGCAAGTATTTGACCATCCTAATATAGGAGAATACACTCTTGTTGTATTTGTATTGATTAAGTTTGTATAATAATTAAATGTAGTCACATTTCCTGAAAGTTCGTCGCCAATAAACAAACTAGTCATTGCACCTAGACCACCAATGGCATTAGCAATACCATTAGTCTTATTTAACATGAAAGTATTCTCATTACCATATGTCATAACAGAATCAAAAGTTGGGGATAATTCAGTTGCAGTATTTGCAGAGACACCCGAAACATTGTTTGTATGAGAAATAAAGTTACTCAATAACAAAGTCACCGCTACTATATTATTTGCATTTGACAGATATGAAATATTGTTTCCATCAGCACCAAGAATTGAATTCACTACATCCTGTGCACCAGATGAAGTAAAGGTTACATTAATCATGGTACTACCAAATGAGTTAATAGTGCTTATTAAATTGCTAGTTACGTTTTTTACAGGATTTTTATAATATGTTGACCTACTAATTGGTCCGTTTTGCAAATCTGTTTTTTGCCAAGAACTAAATGTGATACTGTTTGAACTCGCATTTAGCATGTTCTTTGCATCGTCACTTATGTTAATTGCATCGCCAAATTTACTCGAATCAAACGTATATTCATATCTCTCAAAGACACTATTTGCTGACATAATCTATCCTCATGCTGAAATTAATGGTGGTGTAAATCCTGGTTTCGTTGCTGCTGGTCCTTCTCCTGCATCTGGAACAATTGGAAGTCCTGTAGCTCCTTCTGGATGTGGATGAAAGTGAGTATTATATGTTACTCTTAGTTTTGATAGTGACCCAAATATATCTCTTGTGTAGATAGTATTCATGATTCCTATGTTTCCAAATAATCCATTGAATGTTGGTGCAGAAACGGACGTTAGTGCTATGACAACTCCTGTAGGTAATACTGGTCCAGGTAAAGTAAACCCCACGTTCAATCCGCCCAAAGTTTCAATGCCACCATAGGCAAACAATTTATAACCCGCAGATATGTTTTCTCCTGCTGTAATACTGTTACCAACTCTGAGTGCACCCGCAACCGTCAAGTCTCCATTCACAACAACACTATTACCTGTATTTAGGTAAATATTTGGTGCTGTAATAGGATTAATGGAATCTAATCCAGTGCCTGCTGTGATGTTTATATCGCCACCCGAAGTAACTTCTAGGTCTCCATCTGCAACAATTGTTCCTGTGCCTTTTACAATTGCATTTAAATTTTCATTTATCTGTGCAAATACGCTTCCTCTTACTTCAAGCTTTGCATCAGCGTATACTTGAATATTACAAACACCTTCAATTACAATATTGTTATTGTTGACAACAACTGTAAAATTGTTTCCTGCTATGGTAGTTTGCATTGAACCATCTGGCTCTATCCAAACTTGAGTATTACTTTTGGCATGTTGCAATATGATTTGTTCATTATCTGGTGTATCATCCAAAATAAACATGTGACCCGCTTCTGTTTGCTGCCCATGTATATATGGATATGTTCCGGGGTTAGGAGAAGTTGCTACACCTACACTACCTAATGGAAGATTATATGCCATTATTTTTCCTTAAAATATCGTCACGTTCACAATTGGTTTTGCTGGTTTGTTCACAGCATTTTTTATAACATTCAACATATTATTTACTGAGGAATCTACTGTCTCTGAAAAATTATCAAGAGATTGACCAATAGCTTCAGCACCTGCAACCACAGCCTGCGTTGCCTGCTCTGCTAGAGTTATGTTTCTTTGCAGTGCTTGAATTTCACCTAATAGTCCACCTGTATCTAATCCTAACGTCACTGAGAGTGCAGAAGCAATAGCATTTTTTATAGCAGTAATACATTCTGCTAAAGCTTGACCAATTAGAGCAGGTAAATTGGCAACAAAATTAATTAATGCTGCAATGTATCTTTCAACTTGCGCCAACAGTAAAGCACCAACAACATATGTTTCTATCAGTTTGTTGATATATCTTAATTTCTCTGCTATATATCTTGCTATTTCAGTTATAGATGTTGCAAGTGGACCACTGATACCTAGTGCATTAAGTGCTGATTGAACAATTGCTCTGATTGTCTGCACAATTTGTTGAAATTTTGAACTCTTTATGAAAGCTTCTAGCTGTAAAACAGGATTACCTAATGCTAAGTTTGGAACTTTAAGTCCACTTCTACCTAATACCATTTGAGTATTTTTTGGTAACGGTGAACTGAAAGGTTCGCAGAAATGAAAACCTGGTCTATTGTTGGGCGATAGCGCACCATTAAACACACCTCTGAATGTGTTTGCTGTCTTTTGAATTCCTTCAATCTGTGCATCAGTAAAGAAACCTGTAGATGGTGGATTTTTTTCTATGATATAAATTTGACCATTATTTGCAAGTTCATAGGTCTCACCAACTCTAACTCCACTGAGATTAATGTTTACTGTCATTTTTCATTTCCTATGTTGATATAAACTGTGGAGGAACTTTAGTATCATTTCCAACACCAGTTGTCACATTATTAAATGCTGAGAAAGTTCCAAACATCACAGGCGCCTGACCAGATTCGCCATCCAAAAAGAAACCTATAACCCAATCACCAACTCTCAGTTGATGCATTGTGGTAGATGCAGGTGAAGTTATTGGGTATATTGGCTGTGCCCACGGTAAATCTTGAACAGGTACTTTAGCATCCATTTCTGGTGAACCATCACCATGCCAACCAAAAATTCTTACCTTGCATCTACCAAGACCTAGTGGATCCATTCTATCTTGAATCACTCCTATCCACCATATAAACCCATTTTTTCCTATAAAATGTGGTTCATACATTATGACATCCTCGCTCTTTGAATATTGCCGCTGCTATTATCAGTCAATTGATTTTGATACGATAAACTATCTGTTACTGCTTCAACAACACACAAATATTGTCCTCTGAAGTTGAGTATGTGTCTAATTGCTGAAACTAGATAGTAACCTGAGTAATATTTATTGATTGCTTTTTTTCCCGTATCATCTTCAAGTGATAATGAGGGAACATTTAATTTTACTTTAGACCCCACCTTCAAGTTTGCATCTCCATAGATTGTAAACTCTACGATAGCTGATCTTGATAGACCAATCTGTGCGGTTCTATTGGGTAAGTATGTCTCAATATCAATACTTGGTGCTACTGTTGCTAGAGAATCTCTATTTTTTATAAGTGGATTTTCTCTTTCCTTTGCGTTTGTGGTCATCACTTTAAATGCAGCATTTGTCATTTGACTTGCAGTTTTACCTTTTCTATTTTCATACCCATTTGTCAAAGGATGTTGATTTAATGTTGTGGCATTTGGAAAATACTCGTCATACTTAAACTCTGTAACTTGATATGTTTGTAACAGAGGATCTATTGTTAATAACTTATTGGCATATAATCCTATTTGTGTGGCTTGTAGAGAATCGAAGTGCTTTTTGATATTGAATGATAGCATATTTCTTATACCATATTCAAGATATTCTCTATCGGTTGGAGAATAAACGCTTATAGGACTAAAGAAATATTCAGCATAGGTTGGATTACTTGAATCGCTGTATAGAGATTGTAGAGATTTGAACTTGTAAC